AGAAAAACCAATTACACGTTCAAAGTTAAAAAGATTTATTAAATCCTAAAGTAAACTTTCTTCCTTCTTGACTAAATCCATGAGGTGATTCATAATTTTCATCAAACAGATTTAACAAACTAACACCAAAATCTATACCATAATAATTATATCCAAGATTTAAATCTAACAAATGTGTTTCAGGCATTGTTATAGTTGACCAATTAGAATTATGTACATCTAAATGTCTGCCTTTATATTTGTAATTAGTAGTTATAGAAAAGTTGCTTTCTAATTCTTTTGTATGCATAAAACCAAGAGACCAATTAGGTCTTCTTAATTGTACTACATCAATCTTTTTACTATTTAAATGACTAATAAAAAATTTAGAATTTTCTTGATTATAACTAAACTCTATACCGTCAGTATTTAAATCACCAATATCATTTTTAAATATAGTTGTTGCAAAATTATTTTTAGTTAATGTTAACTCTTGTGATTCTCCATATTCAATAGCAGTCCATGTTGTCTTATCTTTATAACTTGTTGATGTACTACCACTTATACTTAAACCATCTTCTATCTCTTTAAAGAAACCTAATTTATACGTTTCATGTTCTTCATCAAACCTATGATGATATGAAAATATATTATGTGAAAAATTAAAGAAATATCCTAGATTATGATGTTGACTTGCTAAAGATTCATTATGTTTGTAATCAAAGCCAAAACCATATTTTTCTTTTTGATGTGTTCCTCTTACTGTATAGTTTTCACTTTCATAATGAGAGTCGTCATAGTCTCTATCATATTCGTGTGTATGAAAAGTTAAACTATTATTTAAATAATCAACACCTGTTTGTAAGGCAAAGAAAGTATTATCTGCCCATTTACCTTCTTGTATAGAAACACTATGACCATCTATATCAGAGAAAGTGTTTCTTGCAAACCAAGATGTTCGCCAATGTATTTGATCATACCATTTACTTACATTAACACCTATTGTTTTATTATTTGTTCCATCTTTTTCGTCAGCGCCTGATAAAGCAGAAACGTTTTGTGACTTATGTTCGCCAGCTGAAACAGATATATCAAAGTCATTTAATCTAGTATAGTAATTACCACTAATAGTTTTATCATTACCGTTACCACCAATACTTAATTTTTTATCATAATCTACAGTTGTTCTAAAATTAATTGCACCACCAACAGCGTCTGCTCCCCAATGAGCACCTTGTGACCCTTTGTATACATCTATTTGTACAACATTAAACATAAAGTCTTGACCAACATCGTGAGCGCCTGTAGGTGTAGAGTAATCATTGATTGGTATTCCATTTAATAATACTAATGTGTGATTAGAATTAGTGCCTCTTAAAAACACCGATGATTGTTGACCTGTAGGACCTGATTGAGTTATGTCTAAACCTTGAACATAGTTTAATACTTTAGGTAAATCAATTAGATTATACTTTTCAATTTCAGATTTTTTAATTGTACGTGTAGGTGTTATCTTATCACCTAATGCGTTTGAATTGTTTATGTTTGGATATATTGTAAGACAAGGGATATTATCATCCCATTTACAATCGTCTTCTTTGGAATAGGCAACATTAGCCCATACCAAGATTAATATAAGAATTAATCTTATCATATTGAGTCTCCTTGCTCGTTGTATGGCCTAGGTGGCATTCGGAGTATAACCGTATCAAGTAATCTGAACGAATTTCACGTCACTTTCCCACTACGCTTTTAGGCCATTGTTATATACTATATAGTATACAATATTTTATCTAAAATGGCAACTTTCCGAATATAAATAACTGTATGGCTGGCATAGCAAACTTAACGATAGACCAAGGGTCTAATTTTACATACGATTTAGAAGTCACTAACGCTGATGGTACAGATTTTGATCTTACTGGTTACACAATGGTGGCAAAAATTGCTAAAGGATATTCAAGTACATATCCTAGAGTAGTATTTACTTGTGTTGTTGATAATCCAACAGAGGGTGTGGTAACTATAAGTTTAACTGCCGATCAAACAAAAGCATTAACAGCCGGACGTCATGTATTTGACGTTGTAGCTACTCACGCTGATAGTTCCGTTACTCGTTTATTAGAGGGTATTGCTATCGTAACTCCATCTGTAGTCAGAGCTTTTTAAACAAGATATTCAAATACTGCTTTGTTCATACCTTTGTGAACAAGTTTAAACTCTGCTTTAGTCATAAAGTTTTCTAGAGTAGCCCAATTTAAACCACTTATATCGTCAAAAACCCATACAGTTTGATCTGCTTTTCTTTGATTAAAGAATACTGCTTCTTTTAAAACACTTTTTGTATCATGTGGACCGTCAAAGTGTATCATTTCATATTTGTCTATCATTCTTTTATATTCATCATAGACAGGATAACCATTAGCAAAACTATTCATAAATTCTGAATCTTCTAGGTTTACAAGATGAAACTCTGGATAATCTTCAGCAAAATTTATTAGTGTAGTTTTTCTCATTAAATTATCATAGTTAAATTTTCTGGCTAATACACTATCAGAAGCTGCATAGTCAATATTACCATATGGATCAACACCTAAATGAACAAGACTAGTTTTAGGATGATAATGTCTATATGCGTCTATAATAGTTTTACTTCCTAAACCTAGTCTAACACCGATCTCCATACTTTGTCCAATAGGATTTTTTAATCTTTGTACTGCGTCTGCTAATGAAGTATACTCTACACTATCACCAGTAAATTTTTCTCCTTCATTTACTTCTAGTGCATATTTTCCAGTTTTAGGATCAATACCTGGATATACTCTCTTAACATCTTTTGCAGTCTTATCAATAAATCTAGTATCTTTAACACCTTTGCCTTCAACCTCTGTTACATATGTTGTTGTATCGTGGTCTAAATCATTTACAACTGGTGTTTTTTCTTCAAACATATTACGATTGTCCATAATTTGTCCTACTTCAAATGTGCTGTTACCTGTGTGTCTACAACGTATTGTAGTATCTGCCCATATTTTAAAACCTTTTGCTCTTGCTTTTCTACAAAAGTCAACATCTTCGGATAATGTATTGTTATGATCAAGTGCTGAATGATATGTGTATTGAGGATAACCAACTTCTCTAAATACTTTACCTTTAATAAGGGCACAACCCATACCACAACCAACTATTTCTAAAAACGGAGTATCTTTAACTTTTACAAAAGGAATACGTCTAGAACCACCATTGTTAGCAGCTTCATAAATTTCTAATGAGTGTGTTCCTGGTATTCTTTGAATATAAAGACCTGATACAATATCTACATCATGTGCTAACATTTTAACTAGTGTATCTTTATCAAAAGATATATCACTGTCTACTGAAAACAAATAATCATAATGTTCTCCCCATTTAGCAATTAAATTTCTAATTTGATCTACTTGATAACCAAAGAAAAATTGAAATTCAACTTTGTATCCTTCTGGTACTGTAAGATCATATATTGCTTTATATGTTTCTGGTTCTATATACTTGTTTGTTGGTATTGCTATTAATATTTTTTTCATTGGTTAATTATCCTATTCGCATTTTTTGTTTGTTCGTCTCCGTTAATTTTATAATCGTTTAAAGGATTTATATCATTATAATTATATAGTATATCTGATACAACTTTTATCTTGTCTGGATCGGCTTGTTCTATAAGTGAGTAAAATATAGAACCGTCTCCACCGGCTTTGTACCAGTTTTTGTTTTCATCTTGGAAATTACTATCGTCAATATCATTTAGAAGTCCTGCTTTAAATGTTCTCAAATGTGTGTATGGCATATTCCAATTAAATTTGTATTTTCTATATTCTTTCTTTTGTTTTATTTCCTCTGGATAGTTTTGTGCTATCAAAGGTATTCTATCAACCATTGAGTAACAAGACCCATAGGTAAATTCTGTAGTGCCGTCATAAAGATTATTGTAAAAGTGAAGTATCTCATTATCATTTATAAAAGAATCATCACCATCTAAAAACATAACAATGTCATCTTCTTTACAATATTTTCTTATAGACTCTATTTGATTTCTAACAGCGCCTTTATTTTCTTCATTACGAATCACTTTTATTTTATCACTTTCCCACCTTTTGGCAATGTTATAAGTGTTATCTGTAGAAGCGTCATCAATTACAATCATTTCATAGTTATCATAATCTTGTGAGACAACTGATTCAATACAGTTGTTAATATATCTTTCAGAGTTGTAAGTAGGAGATATTATAACTATTTTTTGTTCTACTTTTCTTGGTAAATAATTTTCTTCTATATTAGTAAATCTTCTACCAAAAACTTTTCTAACTCTAGAATTTATATGACATACTTTTCTATATTCTTCTTTTGATAAGTAATTTCCTAATTGTCTATATAGATGTTGTTTCCACTGTAAGGCTACAGAGTCCCAACCAACAACTCCTTTAATTTGATTACAAGCGTATTGTTTTTGTTGATGTAAATATCTATTATGATGAGCCATTAATACAGCGTTGACAAATCTTTCTACTTGTCTTTCTTTAGGTATAAATGGAAATAAAGAGTTTGGTTCTATTGCATAGTCTATCATATAACAAGCTTCACTAACTGCTGTTTCTTCTAAAGCACCAAAACGTGTACCAATAATAGGTGTATTATATGCTATTGCCTCTAAAGATGATATACCAAATGTTTCAGGAAAGGCACCTGGAAATAATTTATAACTTGCTCTTTCTAATATATCTGCTATTTCAGATTGTCTTATAACACCTGTAAATTCTATACCTAAATTTTTATTTTTAGGATCATTTGACATTTTAGTCCATTCTTTTCCTTGAGCGTCTAACTCTTGTCCTGGAAAAACATAAAAACCACCAATACATATTAGTTTAGCTTCAGGTATTTTTGCTTTTATTTTTGGCCATATATCGTTAACTAAAGGTGCCATACCTTTTGTGAAAGCTGCATTGAAAACATATAAGTGTGGATCTTTTTTTCTTATATCAACATCATCTTTATAAGTTACTATTCCGTTTCTAGTTTGAAAAAATTTATGTTTTAATACTTCCATGTTTCTTCTTTTACCATGGTCACAATTCATTACATAAGTTGAATGAAAGTCTGATAAAGTAAATACTTCATCTATATGTCCTTGTACTAAAAGGTCTTCTAATACAAGGTCGCCGTTTGCAAATGTGTCATGCATCCAAACTGCTTTATGTTTAGCGTTAGCTGTGATTGCTGAATATCTTTGAGGTCTGTATCCTTCAAACTGTTTATATAAGTTAGGTGTTATAAAAGGAATTATAGTTCTTAATGAAATTACAATATCAAATTTAAAATCACTTTTATAATCTAAAATAGTATTGTCAAAGTATTGTACACCATCATAAATGCCTTCTCTTGCGAGTTTTGAGTCTTTATTACAGTTGTTGAAAATAGTTACTTTAAAACCTAATTTTGTTAGTTCTTTGGCCATCAAGATAGTCGCAGACTCGCTACCACCAAGGCCTCGTTTCTTTAATGTATCTCCGTCATACGGAAGACCAATTATATCTAAAAATGCAATAGAAATCATTTATTTAAATTACCAACTCACTACAGTTTATTTATAAATATACTATAACAGAATAATAAAAAAATGTCAATGCTTGGACATTAATATGAGGGAGATAAGTATCGCAATATGCCAGTAATTAAGAACGCCGGTGTTCGTGTCGGCCTAGGACGTATAGGTTACACAGGATCAGGAGGTCCAACAGGTTTTACAGGTTCCAAAGGGGCTGACGGAGCCGCTGGGTCACCAGGTGGTTATTCAGGTTCACAAGGTTTCACAGGATCAGTTGGTGCTCAAGGACCAGGTGGTGGTTACACTGGTTCAGTAGGTGCTGTAGGTTTTACAGGATCCTCAGGAGGTTTAGGGTACACAGGTTCATCTGGTACAGTTGGTTTCACTGGTTCAACAGGAGTAGGTTACACAGGATCAAAAGGTGCTGATGGTTCAAACGGATCAGATGGTGCTGTTGGTTTTACTGGTTCTACCGGAGCAGGATACACAGGATCAAAAGGTGACGCAGGTTCAACTGGCGCCACAGGTTTTTCAGGATCAAAAGGAGATACAGGTTCACAAGGTATACAAGGTGTAACAGGTTTTTCAGGATCAAAAGGTGACGCAGGTTCAACTGGCGCCGTAGGTTTTTCAGGATCAAAAGGTGACGCAGGTTCAACTGGCGCCACAGGTTTTTCAGGATCAAAAGGAGATACAGGCTCAGCTGGCGCCGTAGGTTTTTCAGGATCAAAAGGTGATCAAGGCGTAATAGGTTATTCAGGATCAAAAGGAGATACAGGAACAGCAGGTGCTGATGGTTCAGATGGCGCCGTAGGTTTTACAGGATCAATCGGTGTAGGTTACACTGGTTCAGTAGGTGCCACAGGTCCTCAAGGACCAGGTGGTGGTTACACTGGTTCAGTAGGTGCTGTAGGTGCTGTAGGTTTTACAGGATCAGCAGGATCAGGAGGAGATTCTCCTTTTGTATTTACAACTTCAGGAGATTATAGAACACTTACAGGTTATAAAGAAAGTGGTGTAACAAGTACAGTTAGAACAGCAGAATTTTCAGGTGATCTTTTAAGATTAACTTTAGCAACATTTACTCCTTCATTTTCAGCTTCAGGCAATCCTTCAAGTACTAATAATTGGGATGTACCAGCAACAGGATTTTCTGTATCTGTAGACAACCCTAGTGACGTTACAAACGATTATATAAGTTCAGTTTACTCTATCACTCAAACAAGTGGAAGTGTTAACGGTACTTTAAGTAATTATTCAGCAGGAAGTAAATCACAAACACCAGCAGGTGGTGTAGATTGGAATCAAACTTTTACTGTAGACAATACAAACTCATATATTAGACCAATATCAACTAGTCGTACTGGAGGTTCGGCTGGTGCAACAATTAAATTTAATCATAATGACGGCAGTGAATCAGAATATACAGAATCAGATACAAGTTTTTCTGTAAATTGGTCAACAGCGTCTATGAGTTTATCTAAAAATAATGTTAGCGGAAAAACATTTTTAAAATCTTATGCTAGTACATCGTACTCTACTAACACAAGTGGTATATCAAATTCAAGTAACACTTCACATGCTTTAACAGCAAGTGGTGGTACTTTGAGTACAAATTCAGGAAGCGGATATGTGAGTGGGACATTTACATTTACATCACCTATACACAAAGACAATACAAGCGATACACGTACTGTCTCAAATACGTGTACGTTTACAAGACCTGTTGATGTAACAGGCACCTCATATACGACAGATCAGTCGTCAACAACAAGCAACGTATCTGCCTCATTTACGTATCCGTCTTTCTGGATCTGGACAACAGGAGTAGGAACTACTCCAACACTTGGCGATATAATAGATGATTCAACATCTACAGGTTTTGAATCGGCAGTTAATCAGTTGGCAGATCAAACAAGAACATTTTCAGTACAATCAGTTAATAATACAGATTCAAATCCTAGAGCATTTTGGTTTGCTGTTAAAAATTCAGCGTCTCAACCTGGCACATTTAAAACAGGTGCAAGTGCAGGATTATTAAGTGATGTTAGTACAACAGATGGTGGAACAATTACACTAGTACCTGATTCACCATTATCAGGACAAACAGGAGAAAGTTATCACTTATATGGATTTACTTTACAACCAGGAACAACTTACGTGGAGATAGGAGCATAGTATGGCTACAAATTACGATGGTCTAACACGAAACGTCTGGCCAGGAACATGGAGTACCGGCACTAACTCGCCTATCGTTTTAGATACGGAAGTTAGAGGTACACTTCAAAGTATTTCTGGTGATAGTGGAGATAGATTAACAGATATTCCAGGTGCGAGAATCCAGGAGGGTATGTTAGTATATGTTAAAAACGGATATACTTCAGGTTCAACTACATACACAGCAGACAAATATTATACTTACAAACTTCAAGGTAGTGAAGTACGTAGTAGCGTTACAGGTGCAGTGCCAAATGCCGACGCCAACTGGTCAATATTCAGCGTTGGTGGTGGATCAGGTTATACAGGATCAGCAGGTGCTATAGGATTTACAGGATCAGCAGGCGCTATAGGTTATTCAGGTTCAAAAGGAGATTTAGGATATTCAGGATCAAAAGGTGATCAAGGTACAATTGGTTTTTCAGGATCAAAAGGAGATACAGGAACAACAGGCGCTGTAGGTTTTTCAGGTTCAAAAGGAGATTTAGGATATTCAGGATCAAAAGGTGACGCAGGTTCAGCCGGCGCTGTAGGTTTTTCAGGTTCAAAAGGAGATATAGGATATTCAGGATCAAAAGGAGATACTGGTACAGCAGGTGCTGATGGTTCAGATGGTGCTGTAGGTTTTTCAGGTTCAAAAGGAGATATAGGATATTCAGGATCAAAAGGTGATCAAGGTACAGTAGGTTTTTCAGGATCAAAAGGCGATCAAGGTATAATTGGTTATACAGGTTCAATAGGTTTTTCAGGATCAAAAGGTGATCAAGGTGTAATAGGTTATACAGGTTCAGAAGGAAATTTAGATGTAGCAGTTGCTTCAACTCCTCCAGGTTCAGCAGGTATTGGTGACGTTTGGATTGATGACGCAACAGGTATTCAATATTTCTACATGAACGATGGTAACAGTAATCAATGGGTAGAATTAAGTAACCAAGGTGTTGTAGGATTTACAGGTTCATCTGGTGCTAGCACATTATCTGGTCTTACAGACGTAACTATTAGTACACCACAAAAAGGTCATACTTTAGTTTATGACGGTTCAGGTTGGATACAAACACAAACTCCAATTTCACAATTTGTTGTAACGGCCAATGGTTCAAGTGCATACAGATTTGATGGTGCAGGATTCCCTAGTACAAGTGGCGATAATCCTACTATCTACCTTAAAAAAGGTCAAACATATTACTTTAGAAATACAACTAGTGGACATCCATTTAGAATACAATCTACTACAGGTACAGGTGGAACAGTATATAATACAGGTGTTACTGATAATAACGCCTCAGGATCAACAGGTGTAGTTATATTTCATGTTCCTATGAGTGCTCCTGCGACATTATACTATCAATGTTCATCGCATAGCTCAATGGTAGGAACAATTACTATAGTTTAATTTAAAACTATTGTATTATTAACAGATTTGAAGAAGAATTATATTATAAATAGAAGTAGAAAAGAAACGAAATACTTTTCTTGCAAGAATTATACTATTGACGAAATTGAATTTTTTAATTAAAAAAAACAATAATAAATTAGGAGACAAACAAAATGGCAATTAACTTTCCAAGTAGTCCCTCATTAAACGATCTATACACACTTGGCACACGTCAGTGGAAATGGAACGGCAATGGGTGGGCATTACAGCCTCTTACAGCAGGTTTCACTGGATCAATCGGTTATACTGGTTCTAAAGGTGATATCGGGTACACAGGTTCTAAAGGGGATACAGGTCTAGGTTTTAACATAGCTAAAACTTATACAAGTGTCGCTGCTTTATCAGCAGATACAAGTCCATCAGGCATTGCGACTGGTGAATTTGCTATCATTGAAAATGGGTCATTAACAGACTCAGACAACTCTAGATTATACCTATGGAACGGTTCAGCATACTCATTCGTATCTGACCTTTCAGGTACAATTGGTTTCACAGGTTCTAAAGGGGACACTGGTTTCACTGGTTCAAAAGGTGATATTGGTTTCACAGGATCTAAAGGTGATATTGGTTTTACTGGATCAAAAGGTTTCACAGGATCAAAAGGTGACATTGGTTACACTGGATCTAAAGGGGACATTGGTTTCACTGGATCAAAAGGTTTCACTGGATCAAAAGGTGACATTGGTTACACAGGATCAAAAGGTGACATTGGTTACACTGGATCTGAAGGTAATCTTGATATTACAACATCAGCTTCTCCGCCAACTTCAGGCGTAGGCGAAGGCGATATCTGGGTAGATAACGCAACTGGTGTTCAATACTTTTACTACAACGATGGTAACAGCACACAATGGGTAGAGCTTTCTAACCAAGGTGTTGTTGGATTTACAGGATCAAAAGGTGACCAAGTAGACACTGTTGATTCAAGTAACTTCAGCTCAGCTGTAACTTTACTAATCAAAAATAGTTCAGGTACTACATTAAAAACAATCATAGGTAACGCTTCATAGTAAGCAGAGCAAATAAGGAGAAATAAATAATGGCAACAAGAAACCCGCTAATATACAGTTCAGGTGATCTTATTGAAATGACTTCAGCTCAAGTTGACGCAGTGGTAGATAATATTGTTTATCAATATTCTCTATCGCCGTCAGTTACGTTATCAGTAGTAGGTTCAAGTGGCTCTTTAGGAGCAATCTCTGATACAAGATTACAAGCAGGTGCTATTTCTAATAGTAGCTCTAGTTTTCCAGGATCAGGTACAACACAGGATCCTCAAACTGTAACGACAAACTATGACAAAGTAAGTCAAGCAGTAGCTTCGGTAAGTCCGACTACTGATACAGGTACAACATGGCCGGTATACTACACAAGTGGTGGTGAAGTTCATGCTATGCCTTTAGCAGATATTAAGGACACGTTCTTACATCCTGCTATTGATTTACTTACAGCGAGTACAACTACAACGCAACAAGGTGGTACATATTTTATATCATCTTCAGCGTCTGTTAGTGGTGCTACTGAAGTTAGTGGTGCAAACACACCAATATTCGTAGACACAAGAGCCAACACTGGCGCTTATGCTGCTGGATCAATTGGTGATCACTCACAGGATAACCCGACTACGATTACTAGTTACTATTTACAAAGAGTAAATGGTGCTACGTCATCTTACGAAAATCTATTAAATATAGACGGAACAAATCACTTACAACAAACTGGTTCATCTTTTGATACTTTGTGTCAAGAGTGGATTAGAGCGACTGCAAGTGCTTCAACAGACGGATATACTATTAGATACAACTTTAACGGTTCTGGTACTACAAGAGGTTCAGGTATGGCTAACACTATACTTGATGGTTCTAATTACCAAACTAGACAAGTTGGTGATGACTACAGAGCGCAAGAGTTTCCAGCAGGTTCGGTAACGACAGCTGCAACTCACACGCTAAAGATTGTTAAAGCATAATAATCTATAGTAATCAAAAGTACAAAATTAACCCCCGGAGCTTAGGTTTCGGGGGTTTTTTATTGGAAAATAGCTTCCTTAAACTCGTTATAAATATTATAAATATGGTGATAGAACAACTAAAAGGAAAAGAATTTAAATGCCAACGATAAACTTTCCGTCAGGACCGTCTTTAAATGATACGTATAATTTAGGTGTACGTACATGGAAATGGAATGGGGATGCATGGGCTTTACAACCATTAACAGGTGGATTTACAGGATCACAAGGTTATACTGGTTCAGCAGGATCACAAGGTATACAAGGTGTAACAGGTTTTTCAGGATCAAAAGGTGATCAAGGCGTAATAGGTTATTCAGGATCAAAAGGAGATACAGGTTCACAAGGTGCGATTGGTTATACTGGTTCAGCAGCGCCAAATACTCTTTCAGATTTAGTAGATGACACATCACCTCAACTTGGTGGTGATTTAGAATCAAATGGCAATAGCATTAAACTACCCGACAGCGCCACAATTTTTCTTGGTACAAGTGATGATATGCAAATTCTTCACGATGGATATAGTAGTGTTATTAAAGATGTAACAGGCAATCAACTTTATATACAAAGTACAAACTTTAACCTAGCAAATAGTTCTGGTTTAAAACATATATACGCCAATAATGATTATGGTGTCACAATGTATTATCAAGATTCAGCAAAACTAGAAACAACAGGTAGTGGTATATCAGTTACAGGAACAGTAACAGCTACAGCATTTTCAGGTGATGGTTCTGCATTAACAGGAATATCATCTGGTGCAGGTTCAGTTGTAGCTTGGGTTAATTTTAATGGTTCTGGTACAGTTGCTATAAGAGACAGTGGAAATATAAGCAGTGTTACCGATAATGGAACTGGAGATTATTTAGTTAATTTCTCATCAAATATGCCAGACAATGAATATTCTGCTGTAGCAAGTTGTAAATATACTAGTAGTGCTGTTGGTCAAAATGTTAGACTTGGTTCAAATAGTACCTATGGAAATGATGTAAAAGTAAATCAATATCGTATTCAAACAACAAGTGATGGTAATCAATCTTTAGCAGATTCAATTTTTGTTGGGTCAGCAGTATTTAGATAAGGAGAAAAATTATGGATAAAAGAATAATATATAAAAACACAGATGGTAGCATAGCAATAATTGTTCCTGCAAATTGTGGTCTTACAGTTGAACAGATTGCACAAAAAGATGTTCCAACTGGATTAAATTATAAAATTGTAGATGTATCAGATATTTCAAGTGATAGAACTTTTAGAAATGCTTGGGATATTGACGATGCAGAATTAACTGATGGAGTAGGAGACTAATGGCAATATTTGTAAATATAGATAAAGCAAAAGATGTTTGGAAAAATAAAATAAGAGAAGCAAGAAAACCAGCATTAGAAAAATTAGATGTTGATTATATGAGAGCAAATGAAAGTGGTTCAGACACTACTTCAATTGTTACAGATAAACAAACATTAAGAGATTTACCAAGTCAAGTAGATACAGCAACAACAGTTGATCAAATTAAAGCTATTTGGGATGATAAATTATAGTAGGTAGTAATAACGTTCCGGCGAATGCAAGGTAGTTAAAAAGAGGATAAATAGAATTATGGCAACACCAACAACAAGAGAACAGTTAAAAGATTACGCTTTAAGAGCATTAGGTCAACCTGTTATAGAAATTAACGTTGACAATGATCAATTAGAGGATAGACTTGATGAAGCTTTACAATATTATTCTCAATATCATATGAATGCAATAAGAAGATGTTACTTAAAATATGAGTATACACAAGCTGATTATGATAGAATTGTTACTAACGGAGACGTAGCAGAATCACAAACTAAAAATTCGGTAACTACAACATGGAAAGAAAATCAAAATTATATAGTAGTTCCTGAATCAGTTATATCTGTAACTAATTTATTTCCT